TCTCCACCCCCGGCCGTCGGCGCATGCGCACCGCCATGCGCCCAAGGCCAAACCTGTTCCCGGCCCAAGCGCCCCTGTAGAACCGCGCAGGGAGCAACTCCCTGATGCTCGAAAGGAGCATTGCCCCAACAAGGTGAAGGCGGCGCAAAGAAGTAGACCGGCTGTCGAACCTGCATTGCTCAATCGGCTGATGCAAGCCCCGAGGTGGCACGAGTGCCTGGCGCTTGCCCCCACAGGCTTTGGCCACCTACACCTTCTTGATGGGACGGACGATAGGGTCTTATGCAGCACACCTCGGAGAACCAGCATGACCCGTCGCTATTCCACCCCCCATACCCACCTGTTTAGGGGCGCGAAGCTAACTGACCTCGACGGCGCACCTATGCCAATCGTTGGCGAGGAGTGGGTCCTTATCGAATTCAGTGACGGGGTGGGCGCCAAGGGCACGATTGAGCCGTCCCAAGATGGTGGCTACCTGCTGACCGTCTCGAGTTACCGGACGCAGCGGCAGACGAGAATCGAAGGCAAGGCGTGGGCCGTGGCCAGTACACCAGCGCAGGATGTGCTCCGGGTGGGTGCTAGGGTGATTTCCAGCCCGCCCAATGACGAGAGCAGTGCTTTGTGAACAGCACGCCCATTCGGAAATCGCAGGCAAAAAAAAGCCGCACTGCGCGGCTTGAAAAGGGGCGTGGTGTCGTACGCTCCCCCGTACGACACCACACCGCCGGAGACAGATGATCTATTCAGATGACTTCGGGTGATGGAAAACCGCAACGTCTCGGTCAGTGAAGATGGTATCGAGGTTCGCCGGCTGCGTTCGAAGCTCTGTATTGCGACTGACGAGCTCAAGGTTAACTTCGATTTGGTAGTCAAGGAAATAGAAATACAGCTGTTCCTCGGAGATCTCCATCTTTTCCCCTCCTGACCGGGCTTCCAATATCCGAATGATCAGGTACAAGGGGCCGCTCAACGAGGGTCCCGCAATATCGGCGCCGCCGTCTTCGTCGCCATCCTGCAGCGTGTCCAGGTCGCGCGCTATAAGCTCAAGCCAGTAGTTCGACAGATTGCGGGGCAGCGCAGCTTCGGCATCCGCCACATCGCGCACGAGCCGAGCCAAGTCCGTCGGGGGTAGATCTTCCACCATGAGAACCTCTTATCCCGTTGCTGCAGGGCAGTGATAGCACTACCGACGTTCAGCGTCTACCCAGTTGCAAAATTGCTTGCTAGGATCGGCGAAAGCACATGCGTGGAGGCGCTATGGCACCAGACCTCTGGCTGGGAATCAGGCTGTCCAGTGCGCGGCTTTCTGTCGCAATCGGGCCTGAGCTGACCAGTTCCATCCATTGCAGCGGGGAGATTGCGAAGGGATACAAGTTGGAAAGCAGCACAGGCCAAGATCTTTCGCTTGTCCCGTGGAGCGTCACCCTGTCGCGCAGCGAAGGTACAGCCCCGACGGCCTCCTCTTTCGGAAAAGCGTTCCACGTCCCCGATCCAGATCGAATGGGAGACGATGAGTTCGTTGCAGCGGAGGTTTCCGTACCCAGCGCGCAATTCGATCGCATCATCCAGCTCCTGACGCTGGGCGTCGGCGCCTACCAGTTGGGGCTTTGCCTGGGAGGTCTGACCTATCGGCCTAGCCCACTGGACACCACACGTGTCTGGAGGCTTCCCGATCCGCTGTCTATCAGCGAAGCGTCGCTTGAAGCGGATCTAATGGGCACTAGCTTGGAAGGCGAAGCGTTATGAATCGTGGTTTCTCAACGACTCGGATCGGCTTTGCAGCAGGCGTGGTGTTGGTAATCTGCGGAGGCGTCATCGCCCTTTTTGGGCTATATGGCCAGATCACCGGCCGCCTCTGCGAGGAAGCCGGCCGAGCAGCTCCAGCATGTCCTGGGGATATTAATAGCCTGTAACAGTGGCGCTTTGGGATGCCAGGAAGGCCTGAAACCGCCATCTCGCTTAAACGCGAATGCTTATCTTAAAGGCGCCGGCAGGGCTCCACGCGTAGTGTGGCGTGACCATACACCACACATGGAGAGCGCTATGCGCGCAGTGCTGTTTACCACCGTTCTCGCCCTTGCCGCCGCCGCCGCCGCCGCTGCCGCGGCCGCTGGCCCTGCCGCCGTCGTTTACGAAGAGACCTCCTTACCTGGCGAAGCCATGGATCAGTTCGTGGCCCGCATCAGCCCGCGCGCGGTTGCCGCCACCGAGCACGACCGCGTGATGCACTGCGGGGTAATCGGCCATGCCGGCGACCGCTACAGCATCCGCATCGGGACGAGCGGCACTTGGCAAAGCTGCCGCATCGATCTCACCAACACCGTCGACGGATTCGCTTCGACGGGTGTCACCTTCCGCACCGCGACCAGCGACCAGGACAGCAAGCAGGGCTTCACAGACACGGACTTCAAGCGCCCCCGCGGGTACATCGCCTATGGCGACGTGGTCCGCTACCAAGAAGGGCGCACGAAGGATAAGCCGGTCAGTACCCGGTAACGTCCAGCGCCAGGAACGCCGCGACGCCATTCGAGATGTACCCGATGTCGGCCGGCGTTCCCGGCGAGGATTGCGTCACATCGACGCGCATGCTGTAGCTGGACAGCACTCCGTTCAGAACGCGAGCTCCGATGATGTTGGTTGTCTGATCCACCACCGCCGGGTTGATGTCCGGCCAGTTCTGCCACTGCCGGGTCTGGTTCATGGCTGCGGCAGCGAATGCGATCGCGTACCGGCGCGAAGCGTCAGCCAGCCCTACCGAGGCATCGGCGCCGAGCAGCTGACCGGCTACGCGCATCCATTTCATACCGGTATCGAACACCAATCGCCGATCCGAGGGACGCCAGATCTTGAGCCCGTATGTACTGGGCACGATATCCGTGGGGATGGTGAAAACGTACCAGTCAAAGGCCACAGGGCCGCCCTGGCTCCGGATCAGGAAGGTGTAAGTTCCCCCGCTCTTCGAGGTCCCGACGATCCCGATGTACTGGGACGGATCGTGCGTTCTAAGCGCCAACTGCGGCATGTCCGCAGATGGCAGAGACACGGTCAGCGTGTACAAACCATAGGCCGATCCGGCAGTGGCAGCCGACGTCTGCGCAGTCCCGTAGGTGTAGAGGGAAAGGTTCTCGTAGTTCTCGTCGATCGTGAGGATGCTGCCGTTATTTGTCCAGACCTTGAATCCGTCAGCCATTACCAAAGCCCGTAGTAGAGCGTGCACGGGGTGCGCACGTTTTCCATGAACGTCCAAGTCAACCGTCCATAGCCAGGCCCCTGCGTCGCGTTTACGCCGATCACAGGGATTCCGCGCGTAGGCTGCGCTTGGTCGTTCGATGCGATGAAGAAGAAGATCTGGTTGCCCTGGTTCGGGATGTCGACGTACCCGTCCTGATTCCCGGTCTGGACCATCCCCGTGCGCCGTGTCAGCCTGGTGGTGATATCCATCTTGAGCGTTCCGTCGTAGGGAACGTTCCACACTTTGAGTCCATCGGCCATCAGATGCCGCTCCCAAGCGCGACGATGGGCTGGCCCTGCGAGTTTCTGACGAAGATGTTCCGGTCGTTGATAGATAGAGAGTAGCCGCTGTCCGCAGGCCCAACCATGGTGAGGCTTCCGTTCTTGTCCAGCTTCCAGCGCGGCTGGCCACCGGCGCCGACCGCGTTGGACTGGATGACGTCGCCGATCATGGCGTTCTGGATCCACCCGGTTCCAATCAAGGCTTGGTTGATGAAGGTCTGCCCGTTCTGGATGACCAAGGGCGAAGTGATCACGCCGTTCGCCACGTTGATCACGGCGAAGCGATCGGCCTGCACCAGGAACTGCGACTGGTAGCTGCCGTCGGGTTGCTGCTCCACACCGAGGCCCATGCCGGCGGCGTAGATCTTGTTCCCGGCGGCTACCTGAGCCCGAATTGTGTAGGTCGCGCCGATTTTATCGCCCAACGTGACGACGGCTTGGCTCACCTGCTGAACACTGGCGGAGGTGCCGGCCAGGTTGGCGTTGGTGGTGTCGACCCTGCTGCCCAAGGCACTCACCGCCGTCGCGCGGGCGGTAGCCTCCGACTGCACTGCCGCGTTCGCTTGGCCCAATCCAACCTCGACCTGATCGGTGCGGATCGCCTGGGCCAGGTCAGCGTTTGCCAGAACGCTCTGGATGGTCGCGGTGCCGGCATAGACTGTGGTGCTGCCGGCGCCCCAGCTCGCATCGCCAGCGCCCTTGGGCGAGATCTGCGCGCTGATCCCCGAGATGGCCTGGCCTTGGGCGGTCACCCGCCCCTCCACCTCGTCGATCGACTGGGTATTGGAGTCGACTTGGCTTACCAGGGCATCGAGTGCGGCAATCCCGGCACCGACGTCCTGCCAGTTCGGGCCAGGCGGTTGCTGGTTGCCAGGCGCCGCGCCGGTCCAGCTGTACGTGCGCCCATCGTGCACGGCAGTCTGACCCGGTGCGTAAGTAGCATCAGTGCTCCAAACCATCGGCAGCAGCGGCTGGAGGCTGTCGATTGCCTCGATCTTCTGGAGCAGATCCTGCCCCAGCGCGCTCTCACTGATTTTGCCGGAGAAGTACTCGTCGTAGTCGGTCTGGTCGGTGCTCGCCTCGCCCATTACACCTTCGCCGGCGGGATACCACGGGCCGATGTTGCCGCTGCGGTCCACCAGCCGCCCCCAGAAGAAGAAACGCATCCCGGCGGCCAGGCCGTTGATCTGGTGACGGCTCTGCGGGTAGGCGAAGTCCCCGAGCTTGATGGTCGTGGGCGCGTCCAGATTCGGACTCGGCCCATAGTGGATCTCGGTGCGCAGGGTATCGGTGGCACCCGGCGGGAAAGACCACGCCAGCGCGATCGCGAACACCTGGCTGGCAGTGGTGAGCGAGCTCAGCGCCGGCGGCGGGTCGGTCTTGCCCTGGATCGTGGTGAGCGCGCTCATCGCCGGCAGAGAGACGGCGTTCAAGGCGTTGATTGCCCGCACCCGCGCAAGGTACTGGCCTGCGTAGACACCGCGCACCTCGATGCTGCTGGTAGCTACCCGGCCGGCACGCACCCAGTTCAGGTCGTCGCGGCGCCAGTCCACATCGTAGGCGATGGCCTTGTCCGCGGCGTCCCAAGCGATGGTCAGCACCGGGGTGGCGATGCCCTGATCGATGACCACGCGCGCGGACAGGCTCACGTTGGTCGGCGGCGGTTGCACGCTGGGCGGCACGATGCTGATGGGTGGCAGTTCGAGGCGGGCGCCGTCGTCGATCGCGGCGAACTTGCCGGGCACGTGCTTCAGGGCGGTGACCCGGTAGGTCAGGCCCTCCTCCCCGTTGATCGGGTTTTCCGCAATGCCGAGCACTCGGAACTGCTGCAGCGCCAGCTCGGTGGTTTCCAGGGCCCAGATGGACTGGGACACGGGCAGTGCAGACCAGGGCACCGTCACCGTCACCGCAGTACCGTCCACGGATTCCACGGTGCGCGCCTCGGTGCGCCCACTGGGGAGCGTAGCGCGCAGGGTGTCGCCTGGCCCGATCACCTCCGGGACCTTGTCCAGGACCAAGGTGTCGGGCCCGGCGCTTTTGATACGCCCGGCGTTGCGCCGCCCTGCCCGCTTCGGATCGGCGATCTGGATGATGTCGCCAGGCATGCAGCCCAGCGAATCCAACCCCACCACGAAGCTGAC